GCTAACATTTCAGAACACATGATGTTGAAATACGAAGAGCAGATTGAAGGCTTGGCTATGCAAGCAATGCAAGACCCACAGGCACAAGCTATGCTTGCTCAAATGCCTGACCCTGTATCTGCAATGCAAGCACAAGCTGCACAACAACTCATGCAAGCTAATATGGCTATGGCTCAACAGCAGCAAGCTGCTACACCTGAAGCTCAAATGGTACAGCTTGAAGCACAACGTCTTGGTATTGAGCAAAGTAAAGTACAGGCAGGTCTGGCTAAAGAGCAGGTTGATGCTGCACTGAAGCAGCGTGACCTTGATTTGAAGGAACAGAAGATTATTCTTGATGCACAGAAAGCTGGTGCAAGTGAACAACTTAAAGATGTTCAGAAAGAAGAAGACAGAAACAATAAACGTGTGCTTAAAGCTATGGACCTGATTGGTGACTTGGTTAAGGCGCAGGAGGCTAATGAGATAGAGGAGTCAAAAGCAGTTGCAAATCTTTTAATGCAATTTATTAAAGAAAGTAAAAATATTTGACACTCTATGAAAACTTAGTTAAAGAACTTCAAAAAGAAATTGATGAAGTAAAAAATTCGCTTGCATATGGAAGTGTTTCGGATTATGCTAGTTATCGTGAAGCTGTTGGAAAAATCAATGGCTTTGAGATTTCAATTAGTATAATTAAAGATACTACCAATAGATATATTGAAGAGGATTAATATGCAAGCAATTTCTAACGCAGTAAAAAATGATGAATGGATTACAGATGCTGAAGTACCTGACCCAGAAGTTCTACCAGAGATTCCTGGTTATAATATTTTGGTTCGGCCTGTATCTGTTAAATCTGAAACTAAAGGTGGAATTATTCTACCAGACTCTCTCAAATCGGATATGGCTTACCTTACTACAGTTGGGCGTGTCCTACGAGTGGGTAATCTTGCCTATGCTGATGATAAGTTTAAAGGTCGGCCTTGGTGTAAGGAAGGTGACTACATTTGTTACGGCAAACATAGCGGAACTAAATTCTTTTATAAGGGTATTCAGCTATTGCTTATTTTCGATGACGATGTTAAAATGGTAGTCGAAGATTCAAAAGATTTAGACCCAACCTACAATTTATCTCAATAGCACTATTGTGAGATAACAATTTATAGTATATAATATATAGCAACAGCGTAATTCGTCTTTTTCGCTGTGGACGTTAAAAGGAGCAGAAAGATATGCCACAGACTGAATGGTCTACTATTGAGCCTAATAAAGGCCAAGAACAAGAAAAAATAGAATTTGAGATTGAAGGACAAGAAGAAGAACAGCAGCAACCAGAAAAGGTAGAAGCTGTAGCCCCTCAACCAAAAGAAGAAGAACAACCTCAAGCTGCCGAGGAAGAAAAAACCCCAGAAGAACTTGAAGGTATTGAAACCTCTGGCGCACAAAAAAGAATTAGGCAACTCGTTAAACAAAAAAAAGAACGAGAAGAAGAAATAGAAAAGCTTGTTGCCGCTAACAAAGAAATGCAGGTAAAGCTGCAATCTCAAGAAGATGAATATAAAAAGGCACTAGTTGATAATGCTACATCTTCTGAGGGTCAGGTTCAAGAACGCCTTGAGCTTGCAAGAGATGCTTACAAACGTGCAGTAGATAGCGGAGACTCAGACCTTATCCTACGAGCGCAGGAAGCTTTAAACTCTGCACAACAAGATACAGTTCGTTTTGCTGACTATAAGAAACAACTAGATTCTTATGCAGTGCAGCAACAGCCACAACAACAACAAGAAGTCGTATATACACAGCAGCCTCAACAGCAACAGCAGAACCCTACTTATGAGGGTTACGACATGAAGGCAGTACAGTGGGCTTCTAAAAATGAGTGGTTTAACTCAGACCAGATTATGACAGCTGCTGCTCTTACGATTGATGCGCAGCTAAAAGAAGAGGGCTTTGACCCTACTGACGATGAATTTTACGAGGAAGTGGATAAGCGTCTTGCGCAAACATTCCCTCATAAATTTGGTGGCAATACTGCTACCAACCCCGTGCCGCAGGAAACGTCACAACCTGCTCAAGTGGTCGCTGGAGCCTCACGCACTCCATCAACCTCATCAAGCAAGAAGGTTAAACTCACACAAGAGGATGTCCGTCTAGCAGATAAGTGGGGTATATCACTTGAACAGTATGCAGCCGAGAAGCTCAAAGTTGAAAGAGCCGAAGGTGAGTATACTACAATTAACCGATAGCGTGGAGGAAACCCAATGACAAGTAAAAAAACACGTGAGACCCAGACTCGTGAACTGGAAACCAGAGAAGAAGAAACATACGAATACCGTGAACCAAACCTTTTAGATATTCCTGACTCTGTAACTAATCGTTTCAGCAGTGATGGACTAACACTCCGTTGGATACGTATATCCCTAAAAGGACAAGATGATTACACGAATGTTGGTAAAAGACTAGCCGAAGGCTGGGAGTTTGTTAATCTGGATGAAGTACCTGAAATGGCCCACACTTCAATGGTGAAGGATGATGGTCGTTACAAAGGTACAATCTGTCGAGGAGATTTAGCCCTTGTCAAAATGCCGAAAGGTAAAGCTATGGCTCGACAAAGACATTTTGAAAACGCATCTGCGGAAATGGTACAAGCTGTTAATTCACAACTTGAGAATGCTAGTGACCGCCGTATGCCAATTTCAAACTCAAGTAAAACCAATGTAACCAAGGGTCGTTCACCACAGTTCGATTAAACATAATAGCCTTGGTTATACAAATTAGGAGATAAAAAATGACTGCAACTTATTCACCTAATGGTTTGACTCCTACCCGTATTAGAGGTGGCGCACCAAATAGTAATGCTACTAATGAGTATAACATTAAATCTGGTGAAGCTAACTCAATATTTACAGGGCAACCTGTACGTGTAACTGCGGGAACTATTACTGCTGTTATTTCAGTAGGACTAGCTCCTGTTGGTGTTTTCCAAGGCTGTCGGTACGTAGAAGACGGGGAACAGAAGTTCAAATCATATTGGCCTGGTGGCACATCTGCCACTGACGCTGTAGGTCTTGTAGTAGATAATCCTGCTCAAGTCTACCAAATTCAATGCGACGCATCAGTAACTGCTGGTGCTGTCGGACAAACAATGTCATTCACTTCAGTTGCTGCTGGCTCTACCTTTACAGGTCGTTCTGGTGCAGGTGCTGACGGTTCTACCGCTGCGACTACTGGACTAGACCTAAAGGTCATCCGTGTAGTCAATGAACCTGGTAATACAACTGGTGATGCCGCAACTAAAATTGAAGTTTTACTGAATCTTCACGAAGACAATTTCCGTAATGTCTTTGTGACTGCTCCAGTAACAACAACTAACTAAGGGAGATAAATAACAATGGCTATTAATAGAGCATCTATTGCAAAAGAGCTACTCCCTGGTCTCAACGCCGTTTTCGGTCTTGAGTATGGAGAAGTCTCTGATGAACACGCTCCACTGTTTGAAACTGAAAACAGTGACCGTGCATTTGAAGAAGAGGTTCTCTTCACTGGCTTCGGTACTGCACCTGTAAAAGGTGAGGGTGCTGCTGTTTCTTACGACGACGCTTCTGAAAGCTTTACATCTCGTTACACACACGAGACTATCGCTCTTGGATTCGCTGTCACAGAAGAAGCTATGGAAGATAATCTTTATGACACATTTGCTAAACTACGTGCCAAAGGCTTGGCTCGTGCTATGGCAAACACTAAACAAGTTAAAGCTGCTGATGTTTTCAACAACGGTTTTAACGCAAGCTTTGCTGGTGGTGACGGACAACCGTTCTTCTCTGCTACGCACCCGACTATTGGTGATGGCAACCAAAGCAACCTGCTTTCTGCTGCTGACCTGTCGGAAGCTTCACTGGAAACTGCTCTTATCAGCATTTCCAAAACAAAAGATGACCGTGGTATCTTGATTGGCGCACAAGCCGAAAGCCTCCACATTCCATCTGACTTGGCGTTTGTTGCTGACCAAATCTTGAACAGCACAATGTCAACAACTACTGTTACAAACAGTACAACTGGTGTAACAAACACGAACGACATCAACTCAATCCGTAACCAAGGTCTTGTACCTGGTGGTTTCTTTGTGAACCGTCGCTTTACGGATACTAACGCCTTCTTCATCAAAACTGATGTTCCGAATGGTGCTAAGATGTTTGTACGTTCGCCGTTGCAAACTAAAATGGAGCCAGACTTCGACACAGGAAACCTTCGCTTTAAAGCTCGTGAGCGTTATAGCTTCGGTTTCTCTGACTGGAGAGGCTTCTACGGTAACGCTGGTTCTTCCTAAGAACTAGATTATCACAAAAACTAAATTAAGTTTTATGGGGAAAGGTCGTTGTATCTTTCCCCTTTTTTGTGTATAATAGGTGTATCCGATTATAACTAGGAGTATACATATGACAAACCTTAGAGTGTCCTTTGTATCTACATCAGGTGATGCTGTCGATACTGTATCAGGAGCTACACTAAAAGATACAAGAATACGTGCTATTCATGCTACAGGTGTAGGTGATTTTGTAATTGCTGGAACATCTACAGACCCCTTTGGTACTGTAACAGGCAATATCATTAAGTTTACAAATACTACGGCAAATGATTCAACAGACCAAGATTATACTGATAATGGTATTCGTATGACAGGCACAGTATCTGTAACACTTCCTGTAAGTGCGGCAACTGTGACTATCTATTATGGCTAATTATACATATCTTGTAAACGATATTATTGAGACTACAGAGAATGATGGCACAGAGTTTGTCAATCATATTCCTAAGATTGTCAATCGTGCAGAGGAACGACTAACAAAAGCCCTTGATGATTATGGTCTTGTGACTGTAACATCTATTACGCTTTCTGCTGGAACAAATGATTACACACTACCAACAGGAACAAGAATAGTTAAGAACATTAATATTACAGATAGCGGAACTAAAATTAATTTACTTCAAAGAACGGATGAATTTATAAATGATTACTGGCCTGTATCAGCAAGCACTGGAACTCCCAAGTATTATGCAAAAAGAACAAATACGCAAGTTCGCTTTGCCCCTACAGCTAGTGCTACTTACAGCGGAGAGCTTGTATATGTTACTAGGCCAACAACTTTGACTAGCGCAACAGATAGTAATTACTTTAGTGAGTTTTGCTATGACGCTTTGTATGCAGCTTGTATGTCAGAGGCTTTAGGTTTTATGAAGAATTACACAGCAAAACAAATTTATGAACAGCAGTACCAAAACTCAATAGGTTTACTGCGTAACCAATCAAGAAGAACACGCCGTGATGATATGCAGACTCCTGCTTCGACAGGTGGCGGCGACAACACAATCGAAGGAGGATTATAAAATGCCAATACCAATAATAGTAGCAGGAGGTTTAAAACTTGCAGGAGGAACTGCAGCTAGAATGTTAGGTAAACAAGCATTAAAAAAAGTTGCTAGTAAAGCTAAAAGTAAAGCAGACTTTAAAAAGTTAGCTAATGCTGTTTTAAAAACTAAACCTAAAACTAAACCTAAAACAACAACAGCTAAACCTAAAACAACAACAGCTAAACCTAAGACAACAACAGCTAAACCTAAGACAGCAGCTAAACCTAAAAGTAAATTTGAACAAATTAAAAAAACTATAGGTAGTACAACTAAACCTAAAACAACAGATAAACCTAAAGCTAAACCTAAAATAGATGGTAGAACAAAAGAAGCTAAAGAAGCTAAAAGAAAAGCAGATGCAGAAGTAGTAGCTAAACAAGTAGCTGATGCTAAAAAAGCTAAAAAACTTAAAGCAGCTAAAGTTATAGGTGGTGTAGGTACTGCTGCTGCAGTAGGTGCTTATCCTTATACCAAACAAGGAAAAGTAGATAATAAAACATCTACTACAAAACAAACAGGACTTGAAGCAGTTAAAACAAAAACTCCAACTTCTACAGTACGAGATACTGATGTTACAGTTACAGCTAAAAAAGATTCAGGATTTAAACCTGAATTAAAAAAACAACAACAACTTGTAGGTAAGTATCAAATTAAAAAAGGAGATACCCTTTCTGCAATTGCTAAGAAAAATAAAACAACTATTAAAAAATTGCAAGAATTAAATCCAAGTATAAAAGACCCTAATAAAATTATTGCAGGAAAAACTTTAAAAATAACTAAAGGTAAAGCAACAAATCCATATGCTATGACAAGTAAAAAAGCAGGTGGGAAAATGAGAAAAGGTCGTGGTATGGGCGTAGCTCTTCGTGGTGGTGGAAAGGTATCAAAAGTATAATGGAAGATAAAAAGAAAACAGTAGACCAAGACGCTATGGACTTAACTAAACGTCTCAAAGAAGAAGGCGTTGAAGAAGTTATGAAAAAAGTAGGTGGGACAAAGAATGAAGATGGTTCTTATACCTTTAATGATAAAAAGACTGTAAAGAAAGCAGGTGGTGGTTCTGTCTGTGGACGTTCAACAGGTCAAGGTCAAGGTGCAGCAAGGTCAACATAATGGCAAAAAGCAGCACTAAAAAGAAAAGTACTGTTAATAAGGCTGGCAACTATACTAAACCTACAATGCGTAAGAATCTTTTTAATAAGATTAAAGCTGGTAGTAAGGGTGGTAAACCTGGTCAGTGGTCTGCTCGTAAAGCACAGATGCTTGCTAAACAATATAAAGCAAAAGGTGGAGGCTACAAATCGTAGAATGATGTATGGCAAAAACAAAGTCACAGGAATCTCTGACCAACTGGACAAAGCAAAACTGGAAAACAAAGAGTGGTAAACCATCAAGCCAGACAGGTGAAAGGTACTTACCAGAAGCAGCTATTAAGGCACTCACCCCGCAGCAATATGCGGCTACTACGGCAGCAAAAAGAAAAGGAACTAAGGCAGGAGAACAATTTGTTAAGCAACCTAAAGCTATAGCAGATAAAACAGCTAAATTTAGACAAGCTAAAAAAGGTGGTAAGATTGGTAAGAAACGTAAATATGGTAAAGCACCACATAACAGGATATACTAATGGCTAGAACTACAAAAAAGAAAGACCCAAGATTAGCAAGAGCAGGAGTATCTGGTTACAATAAACCAAAGCGTACTCCTAATCATCCTAAGAAGTCTCACGTTGTTGTGGCTAAAGAAGGAGATAAAGTTAAATTAATTAGATTTGGTCAGCAGGGAGTTAAAGGTGCTGGCAAGAATCCAACAACTGCAAAAGATAAAGCACGTAAGCGTTCTTACTATGCACGACATAATGCACAGGGTAAGCCTACATCAAAGTTAAGTGCAAAGTATTGGAGTCATAAAGTTAAATGGTAATCAACTATAGAGAGAGGATAATGATTACGTGGACCCTATCAGTACAGGATTGGCAGGTATTGCATTAGTACAAAAGTCTGTTGACTTTATTAAATCTAATATACAAACTGCAAACGACATAAGAGATATTGCTGGGGCTATTGATGGAATGTTTCTAGGTGAGAAACAAATTCAGAAAGATAGGTTTGGTAGTAAATCTATTATAGGACAAACAAAAGACGCAGCGTCTACCGTTATTGATGCAAAACTTGCTAAAGAACAAATGGATGAGATGCGTCAATTAGTTGACCACAGGTTTGGACACGGAACTTGGCAAGAGATTATTAATGAAAGAGCCAAACGTATTCAAGAAGAAAAAGAAGCTGAAAAAGAAAAAGCTAGAGTGGCTAGACAGAAACGTCAAGAAACAATAGATAACTTTCAAACAGCTGGTATTGTTGGTTCTATTATAGGTGTTGTTATATTATCAATATTACTGTACTTTAAATTAGGATAACTATGGCTATATCAAGAAGTTCTGTAGGTAAACAAATAACACGACCTCCTCAAAAGAAAAAGAAGAGAAGGACAAAGAAACAAAGAGCAAGGAGACCTTAGATGGCTACGTCAGGAACATATAACTTTTCAATGGACATAGATGAGGTTATCCAAGAAGCTATGGAGATGATTGGTGGTGAGGCTACTCTTGGTGAAGAGCCTCGCTCTGCACGTAGGTCTATCAACCTTCTTCTTCAAGATTGGCAAAACCGTGGCATCCAGTTGTGGACAATTGGTACTACGGCTGTTACAGTTACAACTAGTGTTACTAGCTATGACCTTGGCGTAGAAAATATTGATGTCCTTGAAGCTGTTGTAAATAGAAACAACATTGACCTTCAGCTTGAGCGTATCAGTATGGAAGAGTATCTGAAGATTCCTCGTAAAGGTCAGACAGGTCGTCCTACTCAATACTCTGTAAGGCGTGAGCGTGATAAGTCTGTTGCATTCCTTTGGCCTGTCCCTGAGAACAGCACTGATGTTGTTAAGTTTGAGACAATGAAGTATATCCAAGATGTGACACGCTCCTCTCAAACTGCTGACGTATCTCGTAGATTCCTTCCTTGCCTTGCTGCTGGTACAGCTTACTTCATGTCTATGAAACGTCCAGGTGTTGAAGCAGGTCGTATCCAGATGTTGAAACAAGAGTACGAAGAAAGGCTGATGAGGGCGCAAGAAGAAGATAAAGAACGTGCTAGTATGCACATCACACCTCGTTTGAACTATGTATAATGGCGAGAAGAACACTAGGTCTTTGTGATATTTGTGGATTCCGTTACGAACTTCGTGAGCTAAAAAAGAATAGTTACGGGATGATGGTATGTCCTGCAGATTACGAAGGCAGGTATGACCTTAACAATCATCCTCAGAATAGAATAGCATCTGTTAAAGATGATGAAAACATAAAGGATGCAAGACCATTAAGACCAGCACTTGTTTCGGCAGTTGCTGTTTCTTCGTGGCTTCCAAGTGATTAGATGGCTCGTGGCAAGTATACAAAGGCTGAGTGTGACATATGTGGCTTTTCCTTTCCAAGGACTAAGCTACGTAAAAACAGTTTTGATTTGTGGGTATGTCCTACTGATTGGGATGGGGCTTACGATAGGATAATACATCCGCAGAATAAATCCCCTGACTTACGTGATAATAGTCATGTCGTAATGAATGCAAGACCTGACCCGAACTTTGACCGTAATGTAAATTGGGAAGATGCAGACCAGATACACACCACTATCTATCAGTGGGACATTCTTGATAAGTATTGGAATACAGTTTAATGAGTACATTTACAGGTAAGAAGATTGCAAATACTTATAAAGACTTGTTAAAGGTAAATACAAGTGTTGATAATGCAGGTATTGATGGTACACTAAGAAGTATTCAAGATGGTAATGGAGTTAACACAGCCCTCCAACTTTCTCAGTCAGAAGCAAAGATAGCAGGTAACTTAGATGTAACAGGAACTGTTTCTGCTGCTGGTTTTTCTGTAAATGGTATTGATGTATCTGTATTAAATGCTGTAGAAATATCTGCTACAAATATTACAACAGATAGCCTTGCTGCTAATACTCTTACATTCCAAGATGTAAGTGTAAGTAGTTTACGTACTAATAATTTATTTGCTGCAACTGTTAGTGCTGGCACGATAAGTGCAACAACAGTAGATGCCACAAATATATTGGTTGGCGGTGAGTCTGTTGCTACATCTTCTACAGTTGCTACACTTTCTGCTACACTAGCTACAAGCATTGCTAATGTATCTGCTACATTAGAAACTCGTATTGCAGGGGTATCTTCTACTTTTGCTGGTACATCCGCTACTTTAGAGTCTCGGATTGCTGCGGTATCTGCGCTAACTGTTGTAAATCAAACCAGCATTGCTACGAATGAAACACGTATTGCTACTGTAAGTAATACAATGGCTACCTCTATATCTAATGTATCTGTTGCATTAGAAACACATATACGTAATGTTAGTGCTACAATGGCTACTAGCATTGCCAATGTATCTGCTGCTGCGGAGACCCGTATTGCTGCGGTATCCGTCCTTACCCAAACAAACTTAGATGCTATATCTTCTGTCAATACAATCGCATTGGCAGCTGCTAGTGCTGGTACATCTGCTTCATTACAATCTCAAATAGCTACTGTTAGTGCTACTATGGCAACAAGTATTAGCAACAGTAATACAGCCATTGCTACACTGTCTGCAACTATGGCTACAAGTATTAGTAATCGTGACGCTCTAATTGCTACACTATCTGCAACTATGGCAACTAGTATTGCAACTAAACTACCTTTAGCTGGTGGTACGCTTACAGGTAATCTTATTCTTAATGCAGACCCTACTGTTAATTTAGGTGCTGCTAGTAAACAATATGTAGATAATCTTACTGCTGCTAGTATACACATTCACGAAGCAGTACGTGTTGAAACTCCTTCTGCACTTACAGCAACTTATAATAATGGTACAGCAGGAGTAGGAGCTACACTTACTAATTCAGGAACACAAGCAGCCCTTGTTATTGATGACGTTACCTTGGCTGCAACTAATAGGGTTCTTGTTAAAGAACAAGCAAATGCTGCACATAATGGTGTGTATGTAGTTACTGATATAGGTTCTGGCTCAACTAATTGGATATTAACTCGTTCAGATGATGCTGATACTTCAGGTGATGGTAGTGCAGATACTTTAGATGAGGGTTCTTACTTTTTTGTTCAAGAGGGTACAGTAGGGTCTGCTCATGCCTTTGTTTGTAATACTCAAGGTACAATTACTTTTGGTACTACTAATATTACCTTTGCACAATTTAGTGATTCTGTAGAATATACAGCAGGTGTAGGTATTAATGTTAATGCCAGTCGTGTTATATCAACATCAGGTGTTCCTACAGATGCAGAGCTTGCTGCAGTGTCAGCTACTATGGCTACTAGTATTAGTAATAGTAACACAGCTATTGCAGCAGTATCAGTATTGACACAAACTAACTTAGATGCTATTGCATCAGTAAATACTATTGCTCTTGCGGCAGCTAGTGCATCCACATCAGCTACACTTGAAACTAGAATAGCTGCAGTGTCAGCATTAGTTCCTGCCCTATCAGCTACAATGGCAACTAGTATTAATAATAGTAACACAAATATAGCTACAGTATCTGCTTTAGTCCCTACACTGTCAGCTACAATGGCTACATCTATATCTAATGCAAACGCTGCAGCCGTAGCATTTGCCATTGCATTGGGATAACTTTTGGAGTATAATAAGCTATGGCTAACTCATTTAAAATAAAAACAGATACAGCTGTTGGGACAAGCCCAGCTACTATTTATACTTGTCCTAGCTCAACAGAAACCACAATCATTGGGTTGTCTATTTCAAACATTGTTGCATCACAGATTACTGTCGATGTGCAGTTAGAAAACAATGATGGTGACAATATCTATTTGGTGAAAGCTGCTCCAGTTCCAGTAGGCAGTGCCTTAGTTGTCGTAGGTGGCGACCAGAAGGTTGTGATGGAGGCATCAGACGTATTGAAGGTAACAACAAACACAGCGTCTTCT